GTGACAATCATGCTCGCACCTCAAACGGATTGCCTTCAGTCACGCGGTACATTACTTGCAGAGGTACATTGATTCCTTCAAATCCGCCTTCGCCGTTAACTATCTCGTGCGAACCCCACATCGCATTAAACGATAAGTCTTCAAACGTATGCCAGCTATAAGTCAGGTCTGACTCATCGCAGACTACCCGCTGAACTTCCGCAGCGATAACATTGATGTATTCACCAACCGGCGTTGTATCAGTCTCGCTCGGCATAATCCTGCAGCGAATGTTAATCGGAAGCATGTACGCCAACGCAGGCGGATTGCCTGGACAATCTGACTCTGGCAAACGCTCAGCATTACCCTGCGTGACAATGATCCCGTATGGTTTTGGTGTCTCCGTGGAGTGGAATATCTCCCTTTTAACGTACGGTGCAACGAAGTAATCCGAGTACCCAGCCGTCAATAACTGCAAACGCTCAACCACCTCTTGGATGATTCTTTCGTTTACTGGTCTGGTTTCTGTTACCGGCATTCGAGCACTAACATCCCATGGTCTTGGACAGTAAGCTGCGTAATCGTCTTCCGAGCGGCTTCCTTGCCATCTCGCGGAGGAAGTGCTATTTGGTCACCACCTAAATCAAGCTCAGTTGAGCTAATCCCGTAAGTCGAACTATTTGCGACATGAACTTCCCACATAGGTGAAACTGTGTCACCATCCTCAGCCAGTGTTTGGATTTGCTGCCGGATCACTACAGCGTTGATACTGCGTGGTATCGGCGTCGACTCTCCAAACCGCTGGCGTGGGTGATATGTGACGACTTCCGCAAAATCATCGGTGCTTGTAAACACCGTTATTGCGTCAGTCTCGATCATGTCGTGAAGTGACATTTACAGGCGGACGCCCCATACTCGCACATAGTCAATTTGCAGTGCGTCGGTGTTTGCGTCTGACGTTTTCTGCAATTGAAAAAATGGCTGAAGACCCGCAGCGTAACTGCTCATCTTCATCGCTGTGGAATTGCCAACACGTGCAAGCTGACCAGTTGCTAGTCCTGCGTAGTACTTGACGTCGTTCAAATCGCTGAAGTCAATCTTGAACTTGGCCCACACTGAATCAGTCAGCGTGAATCCGGTTGCAACGTCATCATTGGTGTTGACGGTGTCGTCGTTTTCAATAACGACTGTGTTAACAGCCGAACCACTAGCCAGACGGAAGATTGATGCGACAGCAATCGAATCGATTGCATCGTCACGGTCGCCAGTAACGCCCCAAGCCACGGTTGTAGCCGAGTCTTTGGCCGAACCAGCCGCACCAACTAGACGCAAGCTGCACTCAAATCCTCGCAAGCTGTTGATGTCAAACGCCAGCTTGTTGCCGAATGAAAGGCAGACGTTTTGAGCTTCTGCCTGCGAGTCAAACGCAAGTTGAGCCACACCTGGACGGAATGCACCAGATGTCTCGCCGTGGTCAAGCCGAGTATAGGTTGGGGTGCCAGCAGACGAAGTGTCAGTGATAACCCATGGGTCTGTAGTAGCTGACGCAGAGAACGTCCCGCCACCAAGAAAATCGTCAAAAAATTCCCAGTAATCTTGCACGCCAGCCATAGTTGTTTCCCTATTTTTTGATTGGTTCCGAAAGGGTTGCCAGCTACCACAGCGGTAGCTGGCTTAGTCTCACATCCGTGAATCGTTGTTATGAGGCTGCGTACTTGTACAAGCCTCGGAAGTCGATTGCGGCAACGCCAAAAGTTTGGCGAACCTTGTACTTGTAAACGTCATTGTCAAAGCCCCATTCGCTTTCCAGAACTGGCGATTCTTCACCAGACAGGAAGGCAAGCTCAACGGTATCCACTTGGGTGTTCGATGCCGCCAAGTACCAAGCAGTGGTACTGTTGGCATCAAGCACAGGCTCAACGACCAACTGCAAGCGGCGGTCACCAGTAGGACCGTATATGTTGTGGGTGTTGCTGTTACCAGCCGCACTACCACCAACTTCTGGGCGAGCTATCGAACCGAGTACTTCCATTGCCGTAGCAGCCAAGGCAGCGGGGACAATCAAGAACTCAGGCATGATGGAAAGAATGACGCTGGCATTAAGCCCCTTCTTGGTCATCATCGACAGATAGGCAGCGTTGAGCGTCGTTACGTTCACTGCGGTGTCAGCACCAGACAAGTTAGCGTGACCACCAGCGGTAGTCTGAGCTGTTGAATTAAACAACAACCCAGTGTCTGCCATGGCTGCATTTGCAGTCAGTACGCCGTACACCGCTGCGTTCTGCTTGCGTCGGCAGGCTGCACCCTGAGCTGCTGGAATGCGGCTGAGTGCGTCAAGGTCATCATTGACGACAGTTTCCCAAGTTACTGAGAAGATGCTGCCGTGCTTGGCTACCTTGTAGCTCTCCTTCGAGTCGCTCATACGTGTTTCCGCATAATCGTTACCCTCTGGAACCTCTTCAGGATTTGCCATTTCCGACAAGCGGATACGATTGATCGGCTTGAAATCGTCAACCGATTGTGCCTGCCTAGCCCAACGGCTCCACGTATACGGTGCTTCCTCGTAACCAGCTTGCAGCGTCTTGTTGGCTGCGTCGAGCATGAGATTGGCAAACGAACCTGTTGAATGAAACACTCCGTCAGACCGTTCAACCTTGTAGCGTTGCAGGGTTGGGCGGTGACCCATCGCAATACGTGCTACATCTGGTGCCGGAATGTTGTGGACGTTTCGCACGCCCATTCGCTCAACGAACATGGAAGCAATCGTTTTCAGGCTTGTGTTCACGAAGTCCGTTGACTCGGGAGCCGGTTGCTGCTTTTTGAATCCACCGTACTTAAATGCACGATGCACCAAACCGGACGAAACGGCATCGTAGAACTTGTCGTCACCGCTAGCGGTAACACGAACGTCGGCACCAACCGACGATCCTAATGGTTGAGTAGCCATGCGTTCAATAATCCTTGCATTAGCGTCCGCGACTGATACACCTGAGTTGCAAAGCTCGTCAGCGAACGCACGGTCCAGCTTTGCAATTTTTACGGCTGCTTGAATTTCATTACGACGCTTTTGGTCAGATTCCAACGCTCGTTTGATTGTTTGATTGATTTGCGCGACGGAACGAGCAACAGAGTTTTCAACTACTGGCTTCTTCTCTTCCTCGGTCGCGTCCATGTTCTCGACGGGTTCCGCTGGTTTTTCTTCAGCGGCAACTGGTGGCACTTCTTCTGCCATGGATTCGACTGGTTCAGCAGCCGCTTCTTCGCCTGGAGATAACTTGCCAACTACCCATGCAAGAACTTGATTCGGGTCGGTCATACCGTCAGGCAGACCCATTGCGGACAACTGGCTTAGCAGTGCTTCGTCCATTCTTTTGACCTTTCTATTTAGGTCTGTGTAAGACCGTCGAACTGTGGAATACTCATCTGCACCCGTTGCACAGATAGACGCGTTGTGTGGCTGCCATCGCTTGTGGATGATGGCAGGTCCATCGATTACGTCGCCGCGATTCGTTGTGAACGAATGGCCACGCGGAACGAACATCGATTCAAGTGGCTGAGCGGTGATAGAGAAGTCGGTGATATGACCTTCGTTCATTCGCTGTTGAATTGTTTGTGCGTCTGGGTCGCTAGCGAACATTGGGACGCCGTATAGCTCGCCATTGCTTGAATCGACTCGCAGCCGCTGAATCGACCCCAAGATATTGCGAACGGTTGTATCGTCGTGGCTATCTACGATTGGCACTTGATCCCGTCCGCCACGCAGTTCAATGCCGTCCATCAACAGCACTTCTCTAACAACCTGCTGCGTCGCTTCGTCCCAGCGGTCAACAGGGTTTTCAGTAGCAATGACAACACGAGTCGGCACCGTCGTATCGATAGCACGCAGTACTAGAGAATCGGTTTTGAGTGGAGGTAGTTTGCCTTTGCGATTAGCCACCTAGCACCTCCTCGGATGGAAGTGGGTTTTCTACCTGTCCGTCCGAAGCGTCAGCAACAATTGCGTCAATGTTCTTTTGACTTAGCCCAATCATGGCTAGCTGTGCTTCAGCTAGAGCGGTGGACATTGAACCGTCTGACAGACCGTTTAAAACGTCAGTCAGAGCTTTCCGATTACGCGACCATTGCAAGCGACTTAAACCCATCCATTCGCCAGTTCCCGCCTGCTCTTCTAGTGCAATGTCGTCCGCTGGCGTTGTGGCTCCAGTTTGCTGAGCCATCATGTGGGCGGTTTTTTCTTCGCTGGTTAGTAGCCCTAGCTTGAGTCGCAAACGCTCTTCCTTAGCCCGCTGATAGAACACGCTTCGGTAGCTCTTACCACGTGACCCAACAACGGACTGGAATGTGTCAGTGAATGAATTGAGTGAAGATTCCGCCGATGCCTGCTCTGACTGCGGGTCTACCCATGGTTGCTCTGGCAACTGCCACTCAACGGAAGAAACATTGCGTCGGTCATCAAGTAGCTCTGTTGATGTTGGGAAACCATCTTTCCCAACACGAGCAGCCGCATTAAAGAACTCGTCCCAGACCGGCTGACACAAATGCCAAACCGAATAGTTCTGATATCTGCCGTATCGTGGGCGGTCTTCCAGCTTGCTAGAACGGGAACTGCTGTAGCTGGTCTTAGAAAAGTCCTTGGCAATGGCTTCGTAGTTTGTGCCTGTTCCGGCACAGATGCCACGCAGCATCAAGTTAATCCAAGGCTCGCTAGCTGAGTTGGGTCGACCAGGATTGATTGATTCGATTGACTCGCCAGGACGTAGGCGAGTAATCATCGCTGGTTCTAGGTATTCAAGCGTATTGCCGTTAGTGTCGGTGGTGTCTTCATCTGATGGACCAAGCAGACCGCCAGGGGCTGTCTCCGTTTTGATCGCCACTCCAAAGCAGCTAGCCACCGCAGAAGCTTGTATTTCGTTGTCAACGTAAACCCCGAGATCCCGTAACCAGCTCATAATGGGAGCGAACCACGTTACACCCCTGGTCTGTCCAACACGGTCTTTGCGGTATAGATGTAGTATTTCACTGGCGGGGATTCGCTCTGGTTCTTGCTGGCGAACCGCGTACGGGCTATTGGGATGCTCAGGGTAAATCCAGTAGAAAACAGGACGGCCCTTATCGTCTAACTCAATCCCACGAATAATGCGGTTTCCGCTCTCCCTTGCTTGCCGACTCGCAAAAGTGTCACGCTCAAGCGATAGACGGTCAGACTCGATAAGCTCAAGTGCAAGCGGAACTGGTCTGGCTATTCCTCGATACTCTTTGCTTGGCGTCTTGATGAGCCGCACAAGCACTTCGCCTGCTTCAACAATTTCACGCTGAGCTAGTATCTGGATCTCTGAGAAAGTCAACTGTCCGTTGATGTCGGCGACTTCACACCACTCCG